AGGCGCAGTTTGGGTCTACGCGCATTCAGTTGATGCAGTTCTACATTGCTGAGTGGATCAGCGAGGCTTTGCGGATCAAGGCCGAGATCATCTGCAAGCACTTTCAGCCTGAGACGATCATTGAGCGGTCCAACGTCATGCGCACGCCGGATGCGCCGTTTGCGCAGGCTGCGATTGCGTTGCTGAAGGATGAGCACGTTTCTCAGTACCGCATCAAGGTCGAGGCTGACTCGATGGCCGCGATGGATTGGGCGGCTGAGCGTGACGCGGCTGTGCAGTTCATGAATGGCCTGGGGGCGTTCATTTCTCAAGTCGCGCCGATGGCTCAACAGGTGCCCGAGGCTGGGCCGTACCTGATGCGCATGATGCAGTGGGCGGTATCCAAGTTCCGCGTTAGCACGCAGATCGAGTCGATATTGGATCAAGCTGTTGCAGGCATGCAACAGAAGCTGCAGACGCCGCCTGCACCTCCGCAGCCTGATCCTGACACGGTGATCAAGGCGCAGATTGAGCAGGCCAAGATTCAGAGTGCCGAGAAGATTGCGATGATGGAAGCGCAGTCGGATCAGCAGATTGCGAGCCTGAAGGCCAGTGTAGAGCTGCAGAAGATTGAGATGAAGGCGGCGCTTGACGGCGTGACGCAGCAGTACCAGCAGATCATGCAGGCCATGAACACGACTGGGCAGATGGCGCCGCAGTTGGAGCAGTTGGCTGGTGCTGTGGCTCAGTTGGCGCAGGGGTCTGCGCAGAGTAACGAGATGTCTGCGATGCAGATGCAAGCGTTGATGGACAAGCTCAGTCGCAAGACCAAGCGTGTCCCAATCAGGGATGAAAACGGCGACATTGTTGAAGTTCGGGAAGTCGAGGATGACATGCCTGACGGGATGGCGATGCTGCCGCAACCTCAAGGGGCGATGAATGTCGGATTTGTCGGGTGATGTGGGTGAGTTGAGCTTCAAGGTTCAGATCACACGCGCTGAGACAGGGAAAGTCGAAGAGTTCACGCTCGTCGGCAAGATTACTGAAGCACAACTGAAGGAGTTGACCGATGGCGGTGACGCACTCTGTAGCAGCACGGAACGCTGCGACTGACGCTGTAACGGCGTTGATTGGCACCAGCGGGCGGTTGGTGTTTCGCCTGTCCGGCACGGTGGGATCACCTGGCACTGCGGTGGCTACGCTGGTGCTGAGCGCCACTGGTTTTGCTGCGTCGAGCAACGGCACCGCCACGGCCAACGCGATTACCAGCGACACCAACGCTGCGGGTAACGCCTCGCCTGTGGCAACTGCAACGCTGCAGACGTCAGGTGGCACGGTGGTGATTCACTGCGCGGTGGCGGCCTCGGGCTCCGACATCAACATGACCAACGGCCTGACGGTGGCGGCGGGTGACACCGTGAGCTGCAGCTCGCTGACTTACACCGCACTGAGCGCGTAATCATGGCGCTGCCAAATGACGCAATCAACGTCACCCCTGGCTCGGGTGCCGTTGTCGCCACGCAGTTGGTGTCGGCCAAGGAGTACCAAGTCGTCATGCTGGCTTTGCCAGATGGGCACATCCAAGGCAGCCTGCCTCAGTACCGCCTGATTTGCCCCAGCCAAGCGGTTGGTGCGAACAAGGTTTTTTTAGACTTGTTCAACGCCACCGGCAGCGGGGTGTCAATTCGCGTGCTGTCAGCGTTTTGCTTTGTGGACAACGACACCGCTGTGACCGGCACGCTGGGTGTTGAGGTCAACCTGACCCGCACCACAGCCGTTGGAACGGGCGGCACGGCTGCCACCGCAGACGGCACCTCGTTGACGGCGATCACCATCAGCGAGATGGACACAAACAACCCGGCTTTGTCCGCCAGCATCACGGCGCGGTCATCCCCCACGGGCGGAGCAACTGCAGGTGCCTTGATAGGGCAGCGCTTTGTATTTACTGAGGAAACCTCCGCACCGTCCGGCATCGCCGGTACGTTGGGCGCGGAGTTTGTCCGCAACGAGGGCGCTGACCTGATCGTGCGCGAAAACTCTGGCCTGCGGTTCGTGCAGGGCTCTGTGGCGTCTGTTGGTAGCCTTTCGTTTGAAATTACGTTTGAGGTGTTCTAAGCCGTGCTGCTGCCGCTGCTTCTTGGCCAGGGCACGGCAGGGCCGGTAACGCACGACACAAGTGGCGCGTTAGCTGGTCCAGACTCAACTGTTGCCGGTTCATCGGCACGTTCTCGGGCGTTTGCTACCAGCGGCACGCTGACCGGCCAAGGTTCTACGCTTAGCGGTAGTGCTGCGCGTTCTGCAGGTGCTGTCACACACGACACTAGCGGCACGCTAACGGGTCAGCTTGGCAGCGTTGTTGGGGCCGCGTCTAACTTTACGCCGCACGTTACCAGCGGTGTGCTGGTTGGGCCTGAATCATCGCTTGCAGGCTCTGCAACCAACTTCCGTGCGTTTGCAACCTCTGGCGCATTGACCGGCCAAAGCTCTGCGGTTACTGGCACGGCGCTTTATTCGCGCAAGCACACCACAGATGGTGTGTTGTCTGGAAGCAACCCCATCATTGTTGGCAGCGCGGATGTGCAGCCGTTTGTTGCGCCTGTCCACGATACGACGGGTGCGTTGGAGGGAAGTGGCTCGGTAATCGTTGGCGAAGCCGATCCGGTAGTGCCGCAGTTTGTGCTGCAAGTTGGCGAAGGCATGATGGGCTTTCGCCAGCGCAAGAAAGAGCGCGAAGACCGCGAAGAACTGCGCAAGCTCATTGAGCGCACCGTCAACCCGATTCAAGCTCCAGCGGCCAAGGTTGTCACGGTCAAGGATAAGATCACCGTCATCCCCGAAGGCGGCGACAGCGTTTCGTTCCCGATTCCGCCGTCATTTGACCCGCGCAACGTGGCGCGGATGGTGGTTCGGCATCTGGAACGTATGGGCGTCGAGGCGCAGCGCACGCGCCAGGCGCAAGCCCGTGCTCAGGCTCGGATTGTCATCGAGCGCATTAAAGCGGAAAATGAGCGCCGGTTGCGAAAACGCCGACGCGATGAGGAAATCCTCTTGTTGATGTGAGGCACTGAATGAGCCTGTTTAATGTGGTCAATGACCAAGCACAGTTCGACGCGGCGTCAAACTTCAATACCGATACCTATGTAAGCGGTATTCGGTTTGCGCAAGGCGGCGCTGCGCGTGTGACAACCAGTGCCGGGACGTATTTCAACCAAGGTATTCCGATGTCGGAAACCGGCCAGGTTGCGATTGTTGACGCGACGGCTGGGCTGCCCGCAGACACGATTTACATCAACGGTTTGCCTGTCAGCGGCAACAAGGTCTGCGTGAGCCGCAATGCGCGTTCGGTTGTCTCCAACGGCCTGCCGTTCGACAGCAACGGCGCCATCGCGGGCGCAATCAACTTCAATCTGAACTTCATCGGCACCGACACGCTGGACCCGCTGGTCACCTTCACCCGCGCCAGCACGGCCACGTTCTTCAACTCGGCTGGTGTGCTGACCAGCGCAGCGATCAACGCCCCACGCTTCGACTACAACCCCGCCACGCTTGCTGCACAGGGCTTGTTGATTGAGGAGGCGAGGACGAACGGCATTCGGAATAGCACCATGCAGGGTGCAGTGGCGGGGACGCCAGGAACATTACCGACGAATTGGTCTCAAAATAACAACACCGGAATTGTTCCATCAGTTGTCGGTACAGGTGTAGAAAACGGGATTACCTATATTGATTTGCGTTTTGTTGGAACAACAGCCGTTGGGCAAAACAACAATGTTTTCTTTGACTCCTTGGCTGGAATACCTGCAAGTCCAAGCCAAGTATGGACTTTATCGTCATATATTAGGCTAGTTGGAGGTTCGCTAACGAACATTCTTAGAGTAGAGCACGGAATTATTGACACCATTGCCGCATCGCAAGGAACTATATCTGCACCCACATCTGCCGCGCTAGCAACGCAAAGAGTTACCTTTACAAGGACATTAAGTTCTGGCGCGGTGACAGGCGTTCAAGGTTTTCTTCAATTAATTCCCGCCGCAGCCCCGGTAGCCATCGACATCACCCTGCGCATCGGCCTGCCCCAGCTAGAGCAGGGCGCGTTTGCCACCTCCGTCATCCCCACCACCACCACCGCGCTGACCCGTGCAGCCGATGTGGCTTCAGTGAATACGTTGTCGCCTTGGTTTAATAGTGTTGAGGGGACGGTTTATTTTGAGGGCAGCACAACAAATACCGCAGAAGCACCGTTTCTTACTTTACAAAATGCGGGCCTTACAGATTTATTTAGATACTCTAGATCTTTCACACAGAGCCGATTGATAGTAAATGTTGCAAGCGTAAATCAGGCTGATTTAGCCAGTGGAACCTCAATCACACTTGGCGCAACTTTCAAAACAGCAGGTGTTTACAAAGTTAATGACTTTGCAAGTGTGTTGAACGCTGGAACGGTGCAAACAGACACCTCAGGCACTGTCCCAACGGTAACGACATTGATACTTGGGTCTGGCGGATTTTTAGGATCTCTTGGCGGTTACATCCGCCGCATCACCTACTACCCCCGAAAATTTTCCCCGGCAGAACTTCAGTCCCTGACGGCATGACCTACGACCCCTTCGACCCATTCAACGAGGTGCCCGTGCCGCAGCCAAAAGTCATCCGAATGGACAACCTTGAGAATTTAGTAAAGATCGTTCCAGACACACAATGCTGGGAATGGCAGCTTGCAAAAAACAAACAAGGGTACGGTACGGCTGAAAAAACACTGGCTCATAGAGTTGTGTACCGCTGGTTTAAGGGCGAGCCTCCGGAAGGGCTAGATTTGATGCACACATGCCACAACCCGGCCTGCGTCAATCCGGACCACCTTATACCCGGAACGCGAAAGCAAAATCTTCAGATGTCCATAGAAGCTAATCGCTACAACAAAGCGCTTAGGTCTGAAAAACGAAAAGCCTTTATGGAAAAGAATCTTGTAAACGGGTTTTTTGTTGGTAAGACAAGAAGGTTTTCTGATGAACAAGTTTTGGGCATTAGAAAACTAGTTGCCTTCGGCGTTAAGAAGGCTGCGATTGGTGCATCGTTGGGTGTCACAGAACAAGCAATAAACGCGATTGAGAAGAGAAAGGCGTACCGTTATGTACTTTGACATGTTTTTAAAATTCGCCGACGCAGCCGAGGCCAACGCGGCGCTGTTCACCGAGCAGACCAACGTGCAAGACGATGTGGTCGAGACGGTGCTGGTGCCCAAGTACGCGGCCATCGATGTCGTTGGCACGATCTACAAGCCCACGGGCGAGATGATTCAGACCGACGAAGGCGAAGTGCCTGAGATGGCTCCGCTGGACGGCTGGCACGCCAACGTGCGTCACACCGACGAGGCTCCGGAGCTGGAGGCTTTCCGCGTGTTTCCTCAGACACCTAGCAGGATGTGGGCGTAAATCATGCCAAGCAAGTCACCCGAGCAAGCGCGGCTGATGGCAGCGGCTGCGCACGATCCTGAGTTTGCCAAAAAGGTTGGCGTGCCTGTGAAGGTCGCCAAAGAGTACAACCAAGAAGACAAGGGCGGCAGGTTGCTCAAGCAGGCCATGCACGCTCAAGCACTGAGAAAGAAATGACCCGCCGCAGATACATCCAAGACCCCAAGACGTTTGAGATGATTGAAGTGACGGCTGACTATCAGCCGGTCACGCGCAACGACTCAGGCGCTCTGTGGGGTGACCGCCACTACGATGGCGTCCGCGCTCCTGATGGCACAGACATCAGCACCAGAGCAAAACATCGTGAGTACATGCGCCGTAATAATCTGACCACGGCGGATGACTTTAAAGACACATGGGCCAAAGCCCAAAAAGAGCGTGAGCGTTACGTTACGCAAGGCGGCTCGTTTAGGCGCACAGACGTCGAGCGAGCGTTTTATCAAATCCAAAATAGAACCAAATAATGTCAGAACCCGCCACACCATCCCTGCGCGACAGTCTTGAAGCGGCCATCAGCACAGAAAAAACCGAAGTTGCGCCAGCACCAGAGACGGTCGATTACGCTGACGCACCTGCAGCCGAGGAGCAGCCGCAGGTTGCTAGCGATGAAGCGCCAGCAGCCCCAGCGCAAGACCTGAACGCGCTATCCGAAAGCACGCCACAAGAGGTCAAGCCGCAGGAAGAAGCGCCACAGATTACGCCTGGGCCGAAGTCTGGTCCCAAGGGCGACAAGGCGCCTGCATCGTGGAAGCCAGAGCTACGCGACCACTGGGGCAAACTGCCTGAGCCTGTACGCGCAGAAGTAGCGCGTAGAGAAGCTGAAGTGCAGCGAACGCTGCAAGATACTGCAGAGGCTCGTAAGTACGCTGAAGCCATCAACAGGGCTTTTCAACCCTATGAGGCATACATCCGCGCCGAGGGCGCGACTCCCATGCAGGTCATTGACAACCTGATGGGCACGGCGGTGCGTCTGCGCACGGCGACCGGCCCTGAGCTTGCCAATCTGATGGCGGGCATGGTCAAGCAGTTTGGCACTGGCAGATTCGGTCAGAACTTTATTGAGATGCTGGATGGCGCGTTAGCTGGCGCCACGCCAAATGTTGACCCGCAGCAGCAGCAACTGCAGCAGGTCATTCAGCAGCAGTTGGCGCCTGTGCAGCAGTTCATGACGCAGTTCCAGCAGGCCCAGCAAGCTCAACAGCAGCAGTTGGCGAGCCGCGCTCAAAGCGAAGTAACGCAGTTCATTGAGAAGGCCGAGTTTGGCAACGATGTGCGCAACGAGATGGCTGACTTGATGGAAGTCGCGCAGAGGAATGGCCGCGAACTGAGCCTGGCTGACGCGTACAAACAAGCCTGCTTGATGAACCCGAGCGTGCGCAAGGTGCTGCAGGCGCGACAGCAGCAGCGCGGATTCCAGAATCAAACGCAGGCCGCGCAACGGGCGCGTTCTGCTGCCGTCAGCGTAAGTTCTAGCGGGGCGCCAATGGGGGCTCCGCAGGTACAGAGCAATGATGTCCGCAGTGCGATTGAGGCGGCTATTGCGATGTCCTCGCGTTGATGGTCTAATCGCTACGCGATGTGGTGGAAACACCACGTCTGCATGTGTGCTTACAAGCACCGGCAGCCACCGAAAGCACTAGGAGCCTTTTAGGCCCACCTACGCAGTACGGACTGACAAAGGTCTGACGTAGGCCACATGAATCAGGCGCACGCGCAAGCGTGATCAACCTTTTTTCTGTGGAGCTTTCAAAATGGCATTTGCCAATACCTCCGTAACGGACATCATCGCAACAACGATTCAGAATCGTTCGCGCACGATTGCCGACAACGTAACCAAAAACAACGCGCTTCTCGCCCGTTTGGGCCAGCGTGGCAACATCCGCACTATCAGCGGCGGTAACGTAATTCTGGAAGAGCTGTCGTTTGCTGAGAACGCAAACGCTGGCTTCTACAGCGGTTACGACCTGCTGCCGGTTGCGGCTCAGGACGTTATCAGCGCCGCTGAGTATCAGATCAAGCAGCTTGCTTGCCCTGTGGTCATCTCCGGTCTGGAGATGCTGCAGAACAGCGGGAAAGAGGCCCTGATCGACCTGCTGGAAGCGCGTCTGAACGTGGCTGAGTCCACGATGATGAACAAGCTGGCTCAGTCTGTGTATTCCGATGGCACCGGCAGCGGTGGCAAGGAAATCACTGGTCTGAACGCTGCTGTTCCTTCGTCTCCTGGCAGTGGCACCTATGGCGGGATAGATCGGGGAACGTGGTCATTCTGGCGCTCGCAGCTCTATGACTTCAGCACCGCTGTTGTCACGCCTGGTCCCACGACTATCCAGAACGCGATGAACACGCTCTGGGCATCTTGCACTCGCGGCAATGATCGTCCTGACCTCATCGTTCTGGACACGGTGTACTGGGGCTTCTACATGGCTTCTCTGCAGGCCATCCAGCGCTTCACCTCGCCTGACAGCGCCAACCTCGGCTTCCCGACCATCAAGTTCATGGACGCCGATGTGGTTCTGGACGGCGGTATCGGCGGCTTCTGCCCGTCGAGCACTGGCTTCTTCCTGAACACCAAGTACCTGAAGTGGCGTCCTCACCGCGACCGGAACATGGTCGCCCTGTCGCCTAACAAGCGATATGCGATCAATCAGGACGCGGAAGTGTCCGTGATTGGTTGGGCGGGTAACTTGACCTGCTCCGGCGCTCAGTTCCAGGGCCGTCTGCAGAACTAATTGGTGGGCCTGTGGTGGGTCACCTTTCCCTCGGGATCGTGTGACCCACTTTCCCGAGGGTTTTTTTTAGGAGTTCCAAATGGCACAAGCTGTCATCGGTCTTAGCAAAGACCAAATCACTGCGGCTACCGCAGTGCCCGCGTTCCGTCTCGGTACTGTTGGTGGATACGATGATCCCACCAATGGATATCAGGAGTTCATCTATGGCCGCGCTGATGGCGCTGTCACTGGTGCTGGCTACCTGTGCGTCGAAGAGACGGGTTTTGACTTCATCATGGCGACCACGACCACGACCGCCCCTGGCGCGTCTGGCCCTGGGACTCGCGCTGGTGCTGCTCAGGCTGCGCTGGCTGACAACGAGTACGGCTGGTTCCAGATTTACGGCAAGGGCAGCGTTCGCACGCTGGCTTCTGCTGCAAAGGGCACCCAGTTGAACAGCACCGCTACTGGCGGCGCCGTCGATGATGACGCTACTGCTGGTTCTGAAGTCATCAATGGTCTGGTGCTTGGCACCGCTACTGGCGGTGCTGCAGCGACTAACGCTGACGCGCTGTTCTCGTATCCGACCGTTGGCCGGACGCTGTAATGGCTAGTGGGGGTGGCAGTTTTGGCTGCTGCCCCCTTTTTACGTTCTTAAAAGGATAAAAAATGGAAACCACCACACCTACACAGTTTGAAGAATTTAGCAACCTGCCTCGGCTCGATGAGTCTCGCTTTGCGGCGGATGCACGTCTGTATGTCGAGTTTCATCGCAAACCTGTGATGATTTCTGGCAAGAGCCAAGAAGCTGGGCGTGCGATCTATGAAGAGCGTGACTTCATCCGTATTCATGTGCCTGGAGACAAAACCAGCGTGGTTGACCGTATTGCCACTGAGCAGGACAAGCAGCGTTTTGCTGACCGCTATGCCAAGTGGAAGTCTGGTCAGGCTGACGCGATTGTTGGCACGCCGCTGACCGCGCTGCCTGGCATGAACCCGGTGAAGATTGAGGAATACAAGTTCTTCAAGATCGTCACGGTTGAGCAGTTGGCTGATGCCAATGACAATCTGGGTCAGAAGTTCATGAGCTTCCACTCAGACAAGCAGAAGGCAAAGGCATTCCTTGAAGTGGCTGCTGGCAACGCGCCTATCGAGAAGATGCACGCCGAGCTTGCCAAGCGTGATGAAGAGATTGAGACGCTGAAGGCGCAGATGGCTGCGCTGATGGCTAACACCAAGCAGCGCAAGGTTGCGGCTACCGAAGAAGCCTAACGTAAGGACTGAGCAATGGCATTCCAGCTTGTAGACGACTCATCGCTGCTTGCCGTTGTTCAGAACATGGCGTCTATGGTGGGGTATCCGACCCCAGCAGACGCCGCTGGATCGACTGATCCGGCAGTACAACAGATGGTTCAGGCGGTCAACCTTGCTGGGGTTGATCTCCTGTCCATGCACGATTGGCAGGAGCTGACAAAGCCTTACACCATCAGCATCGTCTCAGACATGAGCGGGCAGAAGGAGAAGGCGTTTGCGCTGCCGGATGACTTCTACGAGTTTGTTGATCAGACTCAGTGGAACGAAACCAACCAGTTGCCTGCGCTGGGGCCCATTAGTGCTCAGTTTTGGCAGCAGTTGCTGGTGCGTACCACGCTGCCAACGCTGTCGTTCTACTGGCAGGTCCGCGACAACCAGATTTACATCCTGGCGCCGCCTGACAGTGCGCAAGACCTGACGTTCTTCTACTTGTCGGTGGCGTGGGTCCGCGATGCGGATGACGCCACTCTGTACAAAAACCGCGTTACCAAGAACGGTGACGTCATCCTAATTGACCCATATCTGGTCACACTGCTGGCGCGTGTGAAGTGGCTGGAGATGAAGGGCTTTGATTCCGCTGCGGCCATGCGTGATTTCCAAGTGAATTTGGAAAACCGCAAAGGCAACGAGCGAGGAGCACCCGTGCTAACGATGGTGCGGGACTACACATTCCCGTACCTGCAACCGCTGACGAATACGCCTGACACCGGCTACGGAGCCTGACATGCCTTTGCAGGAGTTGGCTCCATTTAAGATGCCGCGTAGGGCAGCGGCTACGCAGACGTCATCTCTGGTCAACGTGCCAGCGCCTGTTGGCGGTTTGAACTTGCGTGATCCCATCAGCGCCATGTCACCGATTGACGCGGTGGTGCTGGACAACATGATCCCGCGCCAGACTGGCGTTGAGTTGCGTGCTGGGTATCAGGTATTTACGGATGAGATTGGCTATGAGCCAAAGTCCGTTTTTGCTTACAGCGCGTTGAATGGCGATGACAAGCTTTTTGCTGCGGCCAACGGCAACATCTATGACATCACGGATGGCACGGTAACTGTCTCGCAATCTGCCACTGGCAGCACCGATGACATCTGGTCTACCACGATGTTCTCGACGGGCGCTGACAATTTCCTGCTGGCTGTGTCTGCGAGTGGCGGTTACTGGACGTATTCAAACGCAAGCGGTTGGATAAAGCGCACGCCATCAAGCCTGCCGACATCGGGCTTGAATTCTGTGATGGTATGGAAGCAACGTGTCTTCTTTACCGTCAAGAACAGCGCAAACATCTATTACATGCACAACGTCAATGTTGTGACTGGCGCGACATCTGGCTTTAACATGGGCTCGCAGTTGCGCAATGGCGGCTACATCTGCGGCTTGATCAGTTGGACGCTGGACGCGGGCGTTGGTATTGATGACCACTTGGTAGTGGTTGGCTCGCAGGGTGACTTGTCCGTCTGGACAGGTACTGACCCGGCCAGCGCGACCACTTTTGCCATCAAGGGCACTTGGTACGTCGGCCCTGTGCCGACTATTGGGCGCTTCTTCACCGCGTTTGGCGGTGATGTGATGATCTTGTCGGAGATGGGCTTGGTGCCCGTCAGCAAGCTGGTCAACGGTCAGTTTGTTGAGTCCAACAATGGAGTCAGCAGCAAGATTCAATCTGTGTTGACACCTCTGGTGCGTCAACTGCGCAATGTTGAAGGATGGGACATCTTCATTGTCCCGTCGCAAGACATTTTGGTGATCAAGCTGCCGCCGCAGAACGGCATTTACCAGCAGTTCGCCATGAACATCACCACAGGCGCGTGGTGTACGTTTAGCAACATGCCGATGTTTGCAACGACCATCTGGGATGGTGAGTTGTACTTCTGCACGGGTGAAGTGGTGTGCCACGGGCTGTATGGCAAGCGCGACGGGATCGCGCTGGATGGTACTGGTGGCAACCCGATTGAAGGTGATGTGCAAACGTCATTTCAGGCGTTTGACACGGCTGGGCAGATCAAACGGTTTGGCTTGGCGCGTCCTGTGTTTGTGGCGCCAGAAGCGCCTAGCGTCAAGTTGCGCGTGAACACTCAGTATCAGTTCACTGGCGTTGAAGGTTCACCGGCTTTTAGTCAAGAAGAGTTAGCGTATTGGGACTCAGCAGTGTGGAACGCAGCCTTGTGGGTGGGCGGAACTGACACCTATGAGTCCTGGGTTGGCGCGACGGGTCTGGGCTATTACGGCTCGATTCGCATGAAGGTGCGTGGCGTCCCGCAGACGCTGTTTATGTCTTCGCACCTCATGGTCAATGTTGGGGGAATGATGTAATGGCAACGGCACCGGCTACTGCTGCACAAGCCGATGCGTTGATCATGGCTTTGCGCGGCGCCACGCCGATGCAGGGGCAGGCGTCAACCATCAAGTTCTACGATAACCCACAGAACAGCGTCTACACGCCGCGTGAGCGGCCTGTGTATGGCGGCATGCCGTCATTGCCGCCTGGGCCTCCGATGGGGCCGTTCTTGCCGCCTCCTAGTGCGCCTGTTGCGCCGTCACCTGTTGCGCCTTCTCCGTCACCTGTTGCGCCAGCGCCGCGCCCGATTGGTTACCCTGCGCCTGCGCCTCGGGTAACTGATCCTGACGTCCCTGACTACATAGATGACTTGTGGGGCGATCCGGTTGCGCCAATTCCTGATGTCGGTCCTGACAACGTAACGACATCTCCGGTGTATACGCCGCCGCTGCCTACATCTCGGCCTTTAGACCCAGTTAGTCAGCCTTCTGTAAATGTTGTGCAGGACTTGCCAGTTTCGACTGATCCAGCTCCGACAACAGACCCTAACGACAATTTTGAGATTGATCGAGAGCTTGGCATCGTCTCTCAATACGATCTTTATGGGCCATTCTTAACAGCTAGCAACAAGCCGACAAAAACGCCTTCAGTTGAGGTAGTTCAAGGTCTGGACGGCACCAACACGCCTGCTGTCAACACAGACCCTGCGGATAATTTTGAGCTGGACCGTGAGCTTGGCATCGTGCCGCAGTACGACATCATGGAGCCCAGAACCTCCGCGCCTGCTCCAACGCCTGCACCTGCTCCAGCACAGGCAACTTCAATTCGTGACGTTGGGAACGTGACATCAGTTACGGAACCGCTTGACGTCTACTATCCGTTTGATGAGTCGGTGTTTGAACTTATAGACACGCCGCCGACCTTCAATGCAGTTGAAGCGCCTGCCCCATCGGCGCTTGTTGACACAGCAACGGCAGAAGAAATCCAGATGATGAACATGCTGGAGGACTACTTGGCGCAAGAAAATTTGCTGGCATCGTCTGACTATTGGAACAGGCTGAATAGGTTGGATGATCAACTGCAGCAGAGATGAGACTAGTCACTGACCAACCAGGCAGCCCGCCTGTCATCTGGGAATGGATGAACAGGCAAACGCGCCTGCCTTGGTCGAGTGATCTGCGGTGCATTGCTTCAATGCGTGATGATGGGACGATTGCTTGTGCTGTTGGCTACAACGCGTGGACTGAACAAACGTGCTGGATGCATGTGGCGTTTGACCATGAGCATTCGCTTACGCGTTCACTGTGGCGGGCCGCGTTTGAGTACCCATTCATCACATGCGGGAAAACCGCTGTGTATGGCCTGACGCCTAAGCACTTGGAAGAGGCGCTGAGCATGAATCGGAAGTTGGGGTTTAAGGAGATCGCGCAGACAATCGACTGCGTGATGTTTGAGATGAAAGTCGAAGATTGCCGTTGGCTAAAAGGAGCTAAACATGGGGGGTAAGGGACGGGCGCCAGCCGCGCCGGACTATCTCGGCGCAGCGCAACAGCAGGCGGCAGCTTCCAAAGAGCTGACCAACATTCAGAACTTTGCGAATCGCCCGACGATCAACACGCCGTTTGGGTCGCAGTCTTGGCAGACGTCTAGTCAAGTAGATCCTGCGACTGGCCAGACTGTTACGTCTTGGACGCAAAACAACACGCTTGATCCAGAGCTTCAACAGGCTTTAAATGCTCAGATTGGCTTGCAGAATGATCGCAGCCAGCTTGCGTCGGACTTCATGGGGCGAGTTGAGCAGGAATACTCGCGTCCGTTTGACTGGCAAAGCCTGCCGCAGATGGCTGGTCTTGATCAGCAGACCAAGCTAAACACGCAGCTTGCCGACTACACGCCTGGGCTGCAAACGTCTTTACAAACGCAAGACAACCCTGCGCTGCCGCAGTTTGACTCCAGCTACCGCGACACCGTGGCTCAGTCGCTCATGGAGCGCATGCAGCCTGTGCATGAGCGCCAGCAGCAGCAGCTTGAGACGCAGTTGGCAAATCAGGGTTTCACGGTTGGCACTGAAGGCTACACGCGGGCCTTGGCTGATCTGCAGGGGCGTCAGGCTGCAGAACGGTACAACGCGCTTGATACGGCTGGCAACGAGGCTCAGCGCCTGTTCAACATGGGCATGGGAGCGCGTCAACAGGCGTTTGGCGAAGACCTGCAGAGCGGCCAGTTTGGAAATCAGGCACTCGGCCAGGCAGGCGCGTTGGACATGCAGCGCATGGGCGCAATGAACGCAGCCCTGTCGCAGCAGCAGGGCCTGAATCAGTCTTACGCCGACCAGCAGAACCGTCTGCGCCAGCAGGCGATTGCTGAGCAAATGCAGCGCCGTGGCATGTCTCTGAACGAGATGAATGCGCTGCTGTCTGGGCAGCAGGTTGCAATGCCGCAGATGCCATCGTTTGTGTCTGCTGGTCGCGCCGAGACGCCTAACATCTTGGGCGCCACGCAGATGGGCTATGACGCGGCGTTGGGCGCGTACAACGCTCAGCAGGCGGCTGGCTCCAACATGATGGGCGGATTGTTCTCGTTGGGTAGCGCCGCGCTTGGCAACCCTGTTGGCTTGTTTGGATTTGGAAGGTAAGCCATGAACCAAGACGAAATGATGATCGAGTACATGCTGCAAATGGGCGCACTGCAGCCCCAGCAGGTGGAAATGATGCGCAAGCAAAAGCAGATCGACGCGCTGCGTGGCGCCTCGATGGAGACGCCGCAGGGCCAGATGATTGGCAAGCACTATGTGCCGCCGTCAATCACGCAGTACGCGGCGCAGTT